TTTAGATGAATGTCAATAGATTCTTTTAATATCCCTCGAGTTTCTTGTTTGCGATTGCTCCCACCCAAGCTATAAGCTGTTCCAAACTATTCACTTGCTTTACTCCGTACCTATCGCAAATGATGTCCACGTTTCCTTCTTTCCAGTAATCTTCTGGGCAACACACTATTACTTTTCCAGACCTAGCAAATAATCCCAATTCTGCTAAAGTTATCGTACTCTTAGTATCTTCATCGAAATACATTATGATACAATCTGCTTCTTCTTGAGCGTCTAGTTCCCAATTAACTTGCTCAAAAAACTTAGGATTGGATTTTTTCTGAATCCAATCAGAATTCCAATCATCACGACGCGGATTTAATAATACAACATTCACATAATCTTCTAACCCGCTGGCAACTTTATCTTGCCACTTAGTAGCAGCGCCCATTTCAATGCTACCAGCGAGAAACACTGTTAAATATCTTTTCTTACCAACATAATTGTCGAATTCTGAAGGAGCTTTAATGTGGATCATTTTTGTGTATCTCCAAATGTAAAGGTTTTGGTTTTTTATAATCTTTCATAACAATAGGTTTTATTTTTCTCCAGAACTTTACAGATTTGAACCAAAAAGTTTTACGTTTTGGCATAGTTTCTGGATGTCTTAAATATTCGATAATTTTAGTTGCATTCTTCAATCCCTTTTTACCAAAGTATTGAAATTTATAAATTCCTTTTGAACTTCTGTATATAGCTATGAGTCCACAAGATTCACACGGAAAAAATGCCGTAACATTGTACTTATATCCTTTTTCTGGGATATCTAACGAATCAACAAGTTCTAGAACATTTATATCTGTGTAACCACATATAGAACAAAACATCGCCATAATATTTTTCCTTTATTGACACTTACTCCAACCACACTTGCAAGATATGCAACCTTCTGAATATATCAAATCAGCATTTCCGCAAGACGGACAACTTTGCCCGGTTGCTTTAGTTCCCTCTTTGATGTACTTTTTCAAAACTCTGGAGGCAGCTGCTGTCATCGAGAACATATCGTCTGTCGATTTCTGGAGTTGCTCTACTATGAAACTCAGCGGAACGCCGTGCCTCAGAGAAGCAGAAACTAGTCTGAACGTCGATTGTTCAGTTGGAGTGAATTGCTTTCCGAAATCTTCGATGCTAATGTCTTCGCCAACTTCGAGTCGGTACTGTCCGCGTTTTACTTTTTCTATCTTTCCTTCTTTGTGAGTAAACTTGAATCCCAATCCGTTCATGTGTCCCCCGAATATTTCGTACGCAGCACCATTCAGCAAACCTATAACTATTATGAATTTTTCGTTCTTAACAGTTACAGTATATATGTCAGCGTCCAATATCTTCGGTCTTTTTGGAAGTTCTGTGATTGAACTTGTTCTCACGTCGTATATTCCGATCTGTTCTTGTTCCTCAACATCAAAATTCTGCGGATGTATTTCTACAGCTTCTTTCTTCAACTTGAACGCTAAGTCTCTGAACGGAATGTACGACACTATGCCATACATTTTTTTATCTGGAAAAGCTGATATTGACTTGACTTCTTTGTCAAATCCCTCTAAAATAAAATTGTAGACATCCTTCCAGGTAGACGATTCTGGAAGCATGAACGTTATTGATATTGAACTATCTACCCATTTCATCAATCTCGATAGCAAGTCAAGTTTGTGAGACGGTGGTATTTCGGACGCGTTTCTGAACTTGATGCAAACTTTTTCTCTGTTCTTGTCGATGAATTCTGCTATCTGTTTTCCAAACTTTCCATCCCAAGTATCTTTGATTGTGTCTGAGTCGATTGGTATCTTGCAACCCGCTTTTTCGTATGCTTCCCTAACAACGCTTGGAACGTTGAAATAGTATTCGTACTTTCCGCTGATTCTAGTTCTCTTCCAAAAGTATATGCCAAAACCCTGCTCAGCTCCGTAGCTCATGACCAAATCTCTGAACATCAAAGATAGAGTTCCAGTTGGAGCAACAGTTATGACAGTAACGTTTCGCATAGTATCAAATTCTAGATCTGGAAATTCTTTCGTAAGATGCTTGACGAACGCAGATTTTTTTATCTTTTCTTTGTCGAACATCTCGAAGTTACCCTTTTCTTTTCCCAAAGCTATCGTACTATTATACAGAGAATAACAATATTGCTTCATAAATTCTTCGGCAACTTCATTTCCCTTTTCTGAACCGTATTCCAAATTTTGCTTAAACAGCCAACCGTGCAAGTTAGTTATTCCAGCTCCCACTCGCCTAAGTTTTCTTATGGCCATTTCTTGGTGAGCAGTAGCGTACGTCTGGTTTACTAATTCATATTCGTTTACATTGTCCAAAAATCTGTTTATAGACGCACCGTGAACGTTAAGTTCTTGTACGTATTGCTTCGGATCAGTTGAATACTTAGCTGCATTTTGAGACGATAGCACGCATAAACTATCTCTAGATAAGTACTGTTCCGAGCAAGCGTTAGTTGAAAGTATGCGAGGATCGTATTCTTGTCCTTCTTCATACAGCACGTCTGAATTAGAATATTTTCTGGCAATGTCAATGTTCTGAATTCCTGGTTCTGCGTGGGAGTGCATGTTTTTTGCAATCAACTCGAGCAACCTTTTTGCTTTAATCGTTTTGCTAAATGCTTCTCTTGCTTTGTTGTGAGTTGCCACGTAATAATAACCGCACTTGTCTTTCAACATTCCGAGCTTAGTAGAATTTACGTCAACGTAAACTTTGTCTCCCTTTTTAACTCCAGGAATTACAAACTTCAACTCCCAATCTTCATCGTTCTCAACAGCTTTGTAAAAATCGTTTGTAATTTGAACACTAATATTTGCATTCTGAATCAGCGTCTTATTGCTCTTCACTGTGATGAATTCTTCGATGTCCGGATGCTTTATTCCCAAAGAAAACAGCATAGCTGGTATTCTACCTTTTTGTCCAATCTTGTACCCGATGGAATCGATGTAAGACATCCAGTGAACAACTCCGGTAGATTCTTTAGCTGAATTCAAAACTGAAGAACCTCTCGGTCTCAATCTGGAAAAATCCAATCCCAATCCTTGACGATACGCAGCGCACTTCATCACGGTGTAAGCTGCGTTGCTGATTCCTTCCAAACTATCCCATTCTTTATCAAAATCTAACGCACCCAAAGAATTAGTAGTGCAATTTGCTAAACTTATTTTTCTATCGCTGCCAGCACCCTGCATTATAGAACCAGCTGGATGCCACCAATCGTTGTAAATTTCGTCAAACCAAACTTCTGCCCAATGCTTTCTAAGTTCTTGAGTTTTTTCTACAGAAGCAATAGAATCAACTACTCTCTTAACTGCTTGTACGTACGTTTCTCCTTCAAACATCGCATATTTTTTATTGAAAGCATCAATTGCAAATTTATTTCCCTTAAAATATTCTTCTGTCGTTTGATTCTTTACATCTTCATATTTTATCATCCACTTTCTCCTGTGCCTGCGTGTTGTCAGCGTTTCCTCTGGTGAATCCCACTAACTTTCTTCTTAAATGTTCTCTAACAGCTGCTTCCCCTTTAGCCATTTTAACACTCTGCTCTGTTCCGGCGAGGGATTTTTCGTCTAGAATCTCAAACTTGCCAGAAAGCAAAGCAATCTTAGCTGGAAACGTCAGACCGTCTGGACCGAATCTGTTTTTGATAATATGAACTTTTCCAGTATCAGATATCTTATCTACTGTTTTTCTTTGTATAGACAATATGAAATCTGCTATCCAAACTTTTTCGTATGCTTCAGCAATTTTTCCACCTTCGATAATATCTTCTTCAAGAGCTCCTCTGTTTGTCTGACTTGCTGTCCACACCGGTGCATCGTATTCGTCGCTCAAGTCTCTAAGTTCTTCATACACTTCGGCTAGCATTTGTCTCTTTTCCATATTCTTATACACGGTTGAAGACTTCAAAAGATCTCCGTAGTCGACTATAATCAAATCTGGTCTTCCGTCTGTTATGATGACACTGTCAATCGCTGACGCTAGAGTAGTTACTGTTGTTCTCTTCGAAGGAAACCTAAATATGTTCAACATGCCCGGAAGGTTTTCCATCGTCTGCTTGATGTCGTCGATATGATATTTCAAATTTTGAGGATTAATTCCAGTTATGAGAGAATCGTATCTTTGAGCTGTGTATTCTTTGCTCAATTCCATAGTAAAATGCACAACATTCAATCCTGCTTTCACTCCGCAAACTCCGATAGCTGCAAGATACCAAGACTTACCAACTCCAGATGGAGCTATAACTACTCCAAGTTCGCTCTTTCCGAGTCCGCCGTTCATCAATTTATTTATAACATCCCAGGGAGTTGCAACGGTGTGTCTTACAGTTTCGTCGTATCGAAAATCTACTTCAGTCTTATACACAAGTTGATTGCTGGTGTCTACTCCAACTTTAGCTGCTTCGTTTATTAACTTTCTTATTTGTTCATGCTTATGTTTTCCAAGCAAATCCACAGCTTCCATCAAAGCTTTGCTATAATGTTGATTTATGCAGAATTTTTTAAACTCATCTTTTACGTAATCTAAATTATCAGCGTTGTAGTTTTTATAAATTTCCCTGAGTTGGTCAATCACTGTTGCTTTGAGTATTTCGTTTTCTATGCTTTGTACTTTAATCTTAAATATTTCGAGAGTCATCAACTCTTTATAAGAAAGAAAATGCTCTTTTACAGTATTGATTATCCACTTGTTAGCGTCGTTGTCGTAATAATCAGATATAACTATTTCGTACATCTGTTTTAAAAAAGATCTATCTTTCAACAAGCATACAATTGATTTTACCTGAAAACTATATCCATATTCGTTCAATGTAGCTAAATCTGTATTCATTCGTTCCTCGTAACTTTTTGTTCTGATGCGGCAAACATATTCAATCTGGAGAATGTTTCTCGGAGCCACAGGTCGGGATTTTTAATAAATATATTTAATGAGTCCTTAATCATCAACTTTTGGAACTCGATTTTTACTAAAGGTTTTGGTGGTTTTTGAACGTGAGATATTAATCTCATTTTAGCTGCTCCAGAAATATCTACGTTTTGAAGTTGCATCAAGTCGTAATTCAACTTTAACTTTTTCATATTTTCTGGTATCGACAATTTGCTGTAAATTTCTGCATCGTCCTTGTGCAAATAAGCATACTTCAATATATCTTTAACATCATAACGTTTTCTTTCTAAAACCATCGGAAAACGCTTGGCAACAGTCTTAAATCCAACTCCACCGAACGCTGGAACGTTGTCTCCCTTGTCTCCGTTGAACATTTTTCCGATTATGAAATTTTCTGGGGCTATTTGGTATTTTTCTATTATCGTTTCTGGCGTGACTACCATCTTGTTCGTGGGGTTCCAAACTTTTATTCTGTCGTCTACCAACTGCAAAAAATCTTTGTCAGTACTCATTATGTAAATCTCTGATTCTGTCAGCAACTGCTTGCTAATGTACGCTATGCTATCGTCAGCTTCGATGTTGTCGATTATTACTGTTGTTACTGGAAGTACTTTCAAGTAATCTAGCAATCGTTTGAGCTGCCAAGCAATCATAGTGTCTACTTCTTCAGCGCTGTAGTTGACGCTCTTAGCTGCTCGGATAGATTTGCTTCTTCGATTTTCTTTGTATTCTGGAAATAGTTTTCTGCGTCTCGCTGAGCCACCCTTACCGTCAAACACAACTATGACTCTAGTTGGCTTCAACATTCTAATAGCTATTCCTATAGTATAAAGTGTTCCAACTAAACCACCAACGTGAATGCCGTTTTCGTTTATCAAAGGCGAGCAAGTGAACAGTCTTAAAAATTGGTTTAAGCAATCTACTATAAGTACTCTACTGTTCAGTTTTTGTTCTTCTTTATGTTCTGACAGGTGTTTGATAATATCAGAATAATCTTTAGCGTTCATTGAATTTCCTTATAAACTTTGAATGGAGTACGTAGGACTTAGTACTCCATTCAATATAACCATTTAACAAGTAAATGTCAATCAAATTAACTGTTTAATTCTTCTACATTATCTTTGTCTAGCGTCACCTCTCCTTCTTCTGGAACGTGGTTAGAATATTTCATAATGTTAGCGTCGCAGATAATTTTATATAGATAATCCTTCACTTCCGGTCGTTCTTCGAGCAATTTCACAAAACCGTCTTTTGTCTTGAACTTTATTTCTTCTTCATCGTACTTGAAAGATTTTCCGTCAGATACTTTTAGATCTTTCAATTCGTCAATCCAGCTTCCATAGTTATCGATGCCAGAACTAAAATATATGTCAAACGCAGCAACTCGAAGAGGCGGACCTATTCTATTTTTCTTAACCTTCACTTGAGTTTTTATACCAACAACGTCGTCTCCTTTCTTAAGCTGTCCGACTGCTTTCGCAATCAAACGAACTGAAGAATGAAATCCAAGCGCTTTTCCACCAGACGTAGTTGATTTATCTCCAAACATCACACCGAGTTTTTCGCGAAGTTGATTCGTGAATACCAAACATATCTTCTTCTTCGCAATCATATTGGTGAGTTTTCGCAAAGCTTTAGAAATTATGATAGCTTTTGCAGTAGACCAACCATCTTTGTCGTAATCGGATTCTTGCTCGATTTTTGTGCTGGCAGCAGAAACAGAATCGCAAACGATAGTAACTAACCTATCGTTGTTAGATTTTCTAATCGTTTCCACGACCTTTTCAATTGAAGTAAAACAATCCTCAATCAAATCGTGAGACACATAAACTAACGTCTGCAGATTTACTCCAACTGCTTCCAAAAACTCTCTACTGATAGCAGCTTCTGTGTCGATGAACACTGCAACTCCACCTTTCTTTTGCGTGTTAGCTAGCAGGTGCGCGCAAAGCAACGATTTTCCGGAAGCTTCCCAACCCATTATTTCTGTCACTCTACCTACCGGTACTCCTCCATTTGGGCGATTTGCTATTTTCAGATCTAACAAATCGTTACCAGTAGAAACAAAATCAGATACGTCTGCTGGAGTCTCGAAGACTGAACCAAGAACATACGCAGTTGGTTCTGGTGAATCTTTATACGACTCGTTGATGGACTCTGCTAAAACGTCTACCAGCTTGTCGTGCTTCAAAGTAGTACCACTTTGAATTTCTTCGTCATTCTTTTTCTTCTTACTCATGCGCTTGTTCTCCTATTAAGATTTTTCTACTTGGGAAAACATCGCTTCAAATTCAGCAGACAGATCGTCAGTAGAAACAGAATCTTTGATTGGAGCTTTCTTCTGAGAAGTAGATTTAGCTTCTGAAGTTTTTGTTTTTTCTGGAGCTGGCGCTACTTCCTCAGCTTCTTCAACTAATTCTTCAGCCGAAAGACTTTTTTCGTTTTCCTTCGATTTCGGAGCTGCTTGCTGAGTTTCGTCTACTCCGTTAGTATAGTTGTCCAGAATAACTTTCAGTTCGTCGTAAGTGTATTCTTTGAAAATCTCAAAAATGTTCTTTTGAGAATCTATGAACTTCAGTAGCTGTTCTTTATCCGTAGACAGCGGACTCGAATTTCTGCAAACTTCGATTTCAGTTTTAGCAAAACTCATTTTGCTATCTTTAGGATCGATGTACTCGACTATGATATCGCTACCCTTGATTGGATCCGAAAGATCGCCGGCGAGATCGTTGTCTGTCATCAAAGTCAGCAATCGTTGATATACTATCTTGCCGAATCCCCAGAACTTAACGCCCTGGTCTTCTTCGCCGCGAACTATGATTGGAACATACGTTCTAAGTTTTGGTTCCATCTTTCTGGCAAGAGCGAAGTCGTTCTTATCTCCCGAAAGTCTTAGCTGCTCAGCAAATTCCATAATTGGATCTGGCTTTCCGTGAGTGACTGGAGATAAGTATGATTTCTTACCGAGACCGTAATGAAAATACAATTCGCGGAATGGATTGTTTCTATCGAATTTATATGGAACTATTCTGATTTTGTACTTCTTACCTGGTTTCGGCTTCCATAAGAATGTTGATGTGTTGGATGTTTTGAGTGCCGCTAAGCGGGCTTTGAGGGCATTTGCATCTAAAGGCATAAGATACTCCTTATGTAAAATACGTATTAGTTATTTAATAATTATCATTTGTCATTTGCTTAACACAATCAAACATAACCCTTGGAAATGTATTGACGCATTTAGCAATTGGCAATTGTTACTTACAAATATAAATATAAAAGCAGCTACAAAAAAATCAATAATCCCATCAAGATATTTTATAAACTCTGAATTGAATTTAGTTTAGTTGGAATTTTCTTAAGTTGGTTTTCGTTTAGCACCAGCAAACAATTTCGATAATTTTCCCAAGGAATTTGAAACGTAGTAGACTCAACGCCATCGTTCAGCAAAGCAACTAAGAAATTCAAAGCGTTGATTGTGTACAGAGTGTTAGAATCTTTCTTACGATGAATAGAAATCGTTTTGTATCTCAATTCTTCTGTTGGATCCCAATCTTCTGGATCCACGTTGTACGTCAATAATAATTGAGAAGGCAATGTAACATTTTCTAAAACAAATATTTTGTCGTTGAAAATTGTGTACATATCTTGTATCATAATAATAGTTTTAGACAAACTTGCTCTAGTTGTGAACGTGCATAGTAATTGTGTCGACTGCTGTTCCATAGTATTCCTTATTGCAATTACTTAATCTTTCGCTTTATAAAATTGTGTTGGAAATTGAGCTATCGGTCTTCCCAAGTTTCCGAATACGTTGAATCTAAATTTTATCTTAGACACCGACTTAACTCCATCTGTTACTTCTATTCCGAGATGGTCTGATAGCATTTTATACTTCTCGTTTGAAAACATTTGGTACTGAATGTCGCTGTTGTAAATTTCTTCAATCATTTGGCCAGCAATCATATACTGGGTAAGTTGTTTTCTGTACATTTCTTGGTCTTTGATGTGCTGAGGTTGATTTTTGAATCTCTTCCAAGCAGTTTCAACTTGTTCTAGTTTTTCTGGCGTAGTGTATTTCTTAATATCAATATTGTATTCTTTCGCCATGGCTTGCAAAACTTTAGAAGCCTCGTCTGGATTTCTATCGTTCCAAACTATATTATAAGAATTCTTGATTGTTTCTAAATTTTTTCTGGTTTTTGGTGTCTTATAAATGGTAGCATTAATCTTGGAACCAACGGAAGCTGCGGCTCCGGAATCTTTCTTGACTGAACCAAACTCTATCGACACAGTTATCAAATTGAGAGCAGAAATAATTTCGTCTGTTGTTGGATTTTCTTTTAAGTTGAGTTCTTTTATAGACAATTCGTCTTCCAGCGGAAAATTCGACACTGCTGGCATATACGCTATGTAACCAGCGTGAAGCTTGCGCAAGTAAGAAATAGTTTCTACGAATCTTTGGTTAGCTCTCTGCAGTGACGGTTCTTTCTCCATGTCAAACGATATCTGCAAAATGTCTTTTTCAAAATCTTGAGAATTCTGCAGATCCTTGATTCTTTTCGCGAACGTAGAAGCAACATCAGATTGAACTTTGCTCGATATAGTAGAAGACAGATCTTCGAGCACTTTGTTCTTAATCTTTTCGCGTCCCTCTGGAGTAGACGGAGTTGTGCCCGGAAGAGGATCCACGAACTTATTTAGCTTTGGATCTTTCAAGAGATTAGTAGTATATTTCACAAGTTCGTTGTGCTTCTTTATAGCTCTAGACGCAACGCCAGCTTCAGCTCTAGCTTGTTCTTGTGGAATTCCCTTTTTCACAAATCCACTTACCAGTTCGTCGAAAGAAGGTTCGTTCAAAATCGGAATGCTATGATCTCCAAACGCAACAGATACGTCAGACTCTTTTATTTCGAGATGCTTTGGTTCTTTGTTTTGAGTGAAGTTAGAAACTGACAATATATCTCCACCAACATTCGTCTTTTCTCCAGTAGACGTTGTTATTCCAGCTGCTTCTTTCATTCCGTTTTTCTGCAGAGCATTAACTACTGACTGTGGTAGAATCATCTTATCGCGCAAACCACCCTTGAAGTTGTTTGGTTCTTTCAAAGCAAAATAAAGCTTCGGTGCGCCTGGATTTATTCTGAAATATTTATTTATCGTATCTTTGTACTTTCTCAACACAGACAAATCTCCAGAAGCTAAACCGTTTAAAAACGCAATACCAATCGCTGCATCTGATTTCGAAGTGTATGGAATTTTTTTCAATTCATTTGCTTTGCTTTTTATCTTCGTTACGTTTATTGCTGCGTCTCTGTCTTTTATGTCAACTTGTTTTTCTGAAGGTTGTGTTTTTTCTTTATCTTTAGAAATTTCTGAACGAGCTGATTTTCCAGTAGCAAATCTCTTAGCTGCTTCTGGGCTTGAGAAGTATCTAGTAACGTTATCATGTTTACCAGCAAATTTGCCGCTTTGAGCTTTCCACGTTGTTCCAGATTTTCTTGGAATAGCTTCTTTTAATAATCTCTTAAAAGTTGTGTTTGCAAATTCAGCGTGCTCTTCTGAATCCAAACGAACGTCGCCAAACTTCATCATCACTTCCAACAGCATATCTTCCCAGATATCTTCTATACTTTTCATCTGACTTCCTTAACAGTTTTCATAGAACCGTAATTTTCTCCAATCTTCACTTTCACCGGAAATTTACCGTCTGACTCGAATACAGAAACTAAGTCTTTGGCAAATGGTATTTCGTCTCTGTGCATATCGAAAAGAAAAGAATCGTACGTGTATAAAACAAGTTTAGTTTTCTTATTCTCGATAGCTTGCAAAACTTTTTGAGCAACCAACATATTAGATTCTGTTTCTAAGATTTGAATCAAGTAATTGAACAACGTAGTTTTACTTATATCTGGCAACATTTCTTTGGTTAGTTGTCTATTATAAATATTAGTTCGTATCGAGTTTGTGTTGGTAAACTCGTCCCAAATCGTCTCGATATACTTATCTACTGCGTTGAAAAACGGTATAACTAGAGCTACTGCTTTCGGAACTCCACCGTAGAGATACGTGAAAGATAATTTCTTCGAACCCTCGTAGTCAGTTCCGTAAAATTCTGCTAAGTGTTTATGCACAGAACCTGGTGGAAATTTGTAACCGACAACATCTGCTATCAAGCGCAAGTGACACGCATCGTAGTCAAACTCAACCATCACTCCATCAGCACCGTATCTACTGGTAAATATGTTTCTCGTTCCGTCTGTTTTGTTTAACGCTGCGAAATTGACGCCGCCAAATCTATTCGACGGTCTGCCAGTTATTGTGAACATATTGTAGTCAGTGTAAATGCAATTTTCTACCACGTTGTTCTTGATGGAAAGATCTGTCCAGTGCAGTTTTGCCTCTTCTGTGTCAATATGCAAACCATTGGCCTCGATTTTTCTCAGATTTTCAGACATAATTTCGTTGAAATACGGCAAATCGACACTACCAACCATAGTCTGGGCATCGGATATGTCGTTGGACAAAGATGAAAATAGTTTCTCGATAGATTGATAGTGCTTCAATATCGGTATAGCTCTATTGACAAATTTGTAATTTCTAAAATTTGCGCATATTATAGCGTGAGCTACTGTGTTTGTTTCTGATACCTCGATTGGCTTGAGTGTCTTAATCCATCTCACTATCGACAAGTCGAGCATTTTGGATAGCTGCAGTTTGTGACGCGTCCACTTCTTATCGACAACATACTTAGTTTTGTCTGATTCTAACTGCTTCAATAATTCTAATGGAAGATGCTGCGCTTCGTTGTGTTCGAAGCACAAAACATAATCTTGGTTAGTACTCAAAAGTCTAATAAACAACAAGCATATAGAATTTAAAAATATGTGCTGGTTTTTGTTAGACAAAATTGGATAAATTATGCATTCAGATTCTCTGTAAATGTTTAGAAAATCTAAAAATTTTTCTTGCGTGTCGATTATTCGTAACATGACGACCTTTGAGATATGTTTGTAACCGTTATAAATAAATATAAAACAGCAACACGAAATTGCAATAATCATATAACATAAAATTATCTGTTCGTAACCATCGGTGGAGAATGCTTGTATGGATGGCTTCCACTTAAAGCTACGTTAACTATGTCCCACTTCCAAGCAAGATAACCTTCCATCAATTGTCGCTCACTTGTTGTCAAAGCTTTCTTAATTATTACTATTTCGTTTATAGTACCAGTAAATCCAGCGTTACAACCACCTAAAAATTTTATAGTGTGATCGTAATCAATATTATAATTCATAGGACCGCCTATCATCAAAGAAGCTGTCGAACGCCACAATATTTCTGGAGCGTTGTGTGATTGCGGTACTAAATATGATCCCCACAGATATTCTGGTGGTACGTCAGAACCACTTATTGAACTACTTATCCAACCCCAAATATCGTGAACGGAAGATCCAGAATTTACAAAATTAGCGTATTGCAATCCCGGTGTTATATACGACACGTCATTATTCTTAACGTTGTTTATGCTAAACAAAAATGTCTGTTTATAACCAGCTCCTCTAGCACCATACCTATTCAAAATATCCCAAGTTTTTATATTTCTAAATCTAACATACTTTCCAGGGTTCCAAGATATACCAGCGTGTCCACCATAAATT